TCGATACGACCTCAGAACGAGTGGTCGAGGGTGCCCAAATGAAAGAGCATTGGATTATGATTACTGTCAAGCCCATTTGGACACTCCTCGTGGCCGCCAACATGTAGCGGATGTCATTCAACGTGGCCAATTAACCACTCCTTCCATGGTGCAAGCTGCAATTGACAAAGCAAAGGAGATTCCCGAGGAGGATTACCACACTTCAGCGCTAGAACAGATGGCGATGGCGCTGGAAACAATTCAAAGTTGGGTTGACGAGGCGCGAGCGAATCTCGACAGCCTTGGTGGCCCGGAACATTGGCGTTATAAGGACCGTGCGCAGCAAGAACAACAGCATACTTTCCTTGGCGTCTACGAAAGGGCATTGGATAGGCTTTCCAAGCATCTCGGCGCCATGAGTAAGGTATCATTGCAGGATAAGACTGTCTCCCTCGGCAAGGCGCAAATCGACATGATGATTCGCATGATTATGAACGTCGTGGTTGAATTGCGGTTGAGTGACAATGATGCACAACGCGCTCAGGTTCTTCTTTTGGAACTGATGGAGCGTGAGGCGAATCTGAGCGGTCGAGTCGACCATTACGCGCGACAGCAATTGGACCCGGCGATAATCGATGCCTAGACCGGTTAAATTTGACGCCAAAGCCTACGCTCTCGACCAATTAAAGGCTCGAATTCTTCCTTCGGACCCGGTTGAGTGGACCAGGGATAAAACTGGCGTTCAATTATGGTCTAAGCAGCGTGATATCTGTCGTTCCGTTCAAAAACACAAGTTAACAGCGGTAAAAAGCGGTCACGGTGTCGGAAAATCGATGACGTGTTCACAATTGGCGGCATGGTGGGTGGATACCCATCCTGTTGACGATGTCATGGTTATTTCCACTGCTCCTTCCTCTCGTCAGGTTGGAGCTATTATGTGGGAAGAAATCAGGAAGATTCATCGAAGGGCTGGCCTTGCTGGAGAAGTGCAGCGTGCAAATCGCTGGATTATCGATAATACTGAGGTGGGATTTGGTCGAAAGCCTCAGGATTACGATAAGCACGCGTTCCAAGGGCTGCACCGTGAAAATCTTCTCATCATCATCGATGAGGCTTGTGGTGTTGATGAATGGTTGTGGGTGGCTGCTCTCTCTATGGCGACCGGTGAAAATAACCGCATCATCGCTATCGGAAACCCCGATGATCCTTCGAGTTACTTCGCCAAAGTCTGTAAGCCTAATAGCGGTTGGAATGTCATCCAAATATCCGTTTTTGATTCACCGAACTTCACGGGTGAAGAAGTCACGGAGGAAGCACGTCGTCGCCTGACAGCACCCGATTGGGTTGACTTTATGGCGAAGGAAGTCGGGATTGGCACCGCCACCTGGACTTCTAAAGTTCTCGGGGAATTCCCTGAGGTTGATGAAATGTCCACGATTCCTCTTGCGTGGATTCATCGAGCACAGGAACGCTATAATGATTGGCAAGATGCAGGCAAGCCTCTTAGCGGGCGTTATCTCCTAGGGGTGGATGTTGCGCGATATGGAGGCGACAAAACCGCTTTCGCCCATCGTCGAGGAAACGTTGTTACTTCCGTTGACGTATATCCAGGAGGAGATACTGAAGCAACTGCCGAGCGAATCCTTGAACAAGGAGAAGGAGCTACGGCGGTCGTGGACACTAACGGAGTGGGCGCAGGTGTCTACGATAAGATTCGCGCAAGAGGAATGCCCGCGATGCCATTTAACTCGGGGAACCGCACCTCTTTACGTGATAAGTCTGGGCAAATCGAATTTTATAATCTTCGCGCTGCGGCTACTTGGCGAATGCGTGAGCTTCTTGACCCGGCGAAAAATCCAACCTTATGCCTGCCGCCTGACGAACTCTTAGCGGCTGATCTTTCCTCTCCACGCTGGTCGACAGCGCGTGCAGGTGGAAAGTTGGTCATTGAAACCAAGGTAGAAGTTAAGAAACGACTCGGTCGTTCTCCTGACCGTGGTGACTCGGTGATCCTTGTTTGTTGGCTCTCTGCCGACGGTGGGCTCGGAGTCGACGAATCAACGTTCCATTGGGTAGACAAATCCTCTTCGAGAGGGGAGGATGACGTCTACGGCGCGCTGGATTGGGAAACTGCTCCAGATGAGCCGAGCTTAGATGTTAATTTAACGCCAATTGGAAGAATTGATACTTCGTTGGATGGATACTTCAGGTGACGTACCCAACGAGTTACGTAGAAGCAGAACTTAATGAGGATCCGCCCCTAGGTAAGGAATTGGGGTCCTCTTTTGCGTGGAACGATACTTTTGGTGGGTACGAAAACGGCAAGGTTTTCGAGGTTCCCGAGCCTGGCCTTGTTGAATACCACGAAATGCTCGATACGGATGGCAAAGCTGCCAATATCGAGCAAATGCTCACCTATCCTATCGTTTCCGCTCCATGGGAGGTCTCTCCTGCCTTAGATCCTGACGGCGAAGTTACCGTCGGTGGAAAGGCCGATGAAATTCGTCAGTTCGTTCTCGATGCCCTTACTGATTTGCCACACCAGGGTGGGCCTCGAACCACTGTGGAACAACTCATCAGTCAAATGACGATGGCCTTTACGGACAAAAAGGCTGCATTTGAGAAGGTCTTTAAGGAGAAGGACGGGAAAGTAGTCTACGATAAGTGGGCTTGGCGTCCCTTGGAGACTCTGGAATTTACCTATAACGCCAAGAACTCCGATCTCATGGGGTATTACCAAACTCCCGTGCGATTTGAACCGACCCCTCGCCTATACCCGCAAGGGGATCGTATTTGGGTTCCCATGCAACGAGCATTCATCTACATCCATGGAAACTGGCGTGACCCTATCCATGGAACCTCGTCAATGCGCGTTCCTTACTGGTGCTACATTACCAAGCGTAAATTGCGGTGGCTATGGTACCAGTTCCTTGACCAGAACTATTTGCCCAAGACTATTGTCAAGAATCCTGACGATACCCAAGCCGTAACGGATGCCAAAAAGGTAGCCACGTTGCGGTCTAAAGGTGTTGTCGGCCTGAGGTCGGATACCGAGGTTACTACCCTGGAATCCGGAGGTCACGGGTCAGCGGGTTACCTCGAAGCGATTCGTTTCCTTGACAGTGAAATGTCAAACTCCATTATGGCTGGATTCACGGACTTGTCCAGTCAGGCTGCGGAGGGCAAAGGTTCGTATGCGCTATCGGAAAGCCAATCCAAGCTATTCCTCCGCGCCCGCCGAATGGTCGCAAGAGATATGGCCCGCCAGATCACCAATGGTCTTGTCGCTGATTTGGTCCGCTATAACTATGGTAGTAAGGCTCCGTGCCCTAATTTCCAATTTGGACCTCTTTCTGAGCAGAATGAGTTGGCTGTTCTGGATATGTTCAAAGCCGTGGCGTCGACGGGTGCGAATGTGGACCCGGAATTCTATGACGAGCTTCAATCCCGCGTCGCAACCCTCCTCGAACTAGATGAGGGCAAAGTCAGGAAGAGTATGTCGGAGGGGACCGATTCTCCTGGTTCACTCCAAGAAATGGGTAAAAAGGTCGATATTGCGACCCAAATGGTCACGGGAGCGCAAGCAACAGGCCAACTTGCCCCCTCACCTGTCGGTCCGGCACCGGGAATGACTCCGAGTACCCCTCCGGGCGCACAAAGTGTCGTGAATGACCCTAAGGCGGCCCAAAAGAGGACTCGACCAGCCGCAAGGAAGAAGTCTCAGCCTACCAAAGCACAAAAGGGTAGGTAATTTGGCATGTGGTATGAGATGGAAATCATTCAAGGGCAGGATTATGAGGTCACTTTTTCTGCCCATGATCCTGAAACTAACGCTCCCTTAGACCTCAGGACTGGATTTACGTTTGTTGGTAGGGTATGTAAGACAACCGACAAAGATTCGCCTGAATTATACGTCTTTCCGGTAGATGCAACAGGGTTATATCCCCAAAATGGAAGTCTGATCGTCAGAGTACCCGGTACAGTAAGTGATGATTGGGACTTTGAGAGAGTAGTTTTCGGGATAAAGGTTACGAATAACGATGATGGCCGCGAGATAATGGGTATTCGCGGTCCTTTGCATGTCATTCCGACGGTCGCCTGAACTAAAAAGGGGAAAAAATGCCCGAAGGCATCGAAAACAGCTACGATGAGCGACCTAGCCGTATCTGTATCGCTTGTGGGAAAACAGATAAGGCTCCGAGGGACCAAATCGCTCTTGGTGATGGCAATGTGGCCTATTACCACAAGGATTGCCATGCAATGATGGGTTGTGAAGTTTGTAAGCAAGAACTCGACGCCGTTGCCCAGGGTTGGGGTCCTGACGGTAAGAAGGATGAAGACCTTTGGAATGCCCTCGTCGAGGAAATGCAGAAGCCT